CAGCGAAACTCTCCATCTCCATTTTGCGGGGAACCTCGACAATGGGTTCGAAATTAGAATTTCCTATTTCTACTTCTACGGGAGCCTTCAGTACTGGCTGTTTCGTCTCCACTTTAGGGGGTTCAGACTTAGTACTCAAAGTTCGTCCGGCATATACGAGACCGGCTACAGCCATGAGTGAGATGGGATCAGCCATTCTTACTTCTTATTAACATTTTTATTAACGTACCTTTGCTGAAAGAGACCATTCTGAACTTCAGCACGTGTGCTAGCAGGTTCATACCGCATCGTGCGGAGGGGAACCTTACACTCCATGTTGGTGAGGGGGAAGAGATTACGTTCGTAGGTCTGAACTATATTCTTGTTGAAACGGGATGTAGACTGGGGACGAAGTTCATCACTTGTATCTATGTGCTGGGCTGGAGAACCCTTACCAGCCATGTAGGGAGCGGTTCCGTACAACATGGTGTTGGGGCGGCACCCACCACAGTTGAGTGTACTGGGCTGAGGATACACGAAAACTTCATCGGTCGCTTTTACTGGAGGAATGGCACCCTTGTTTTGAACTCGGGAAAGGCCGGGTTGAAGCTGATACGCCATTTATTATTACATGAGAATTTTAATCTAACTATAGGTTCCGCCACCTCCTCGCACACGGCCACCACCCCGAGGACCCCTGATGTCCCCGTCACCCCCGAGACCCGCGAATGCCTCGAGCTGGACACCCCGAGCATCTGGGTTGCAGAAGCGAGTGTCACTCTTACACATGGGGCCGTTCTTGGAGCCGTACAACCACTCCGCAAACGCCGTCTGGTCACCGGGGATCTTGGTGACAGGGTTAGACACAAACTGACGCTCCACCGCGTTCCTCATGTACTTGGGAAGGGGGGAACGAGAGCGCCCAGCATCGAAGGGGATGCGATCACCTGTATAATTTTGTACGAATGGCTTCACACTTGGGTAATAGCAGGCTTCGAGACGGTTGGGGGCATCAGTAAAGTCTGTGATGAGAACATTACCCATAGGGTTGTCTTCGGTGGGCACCTGACAGCTCTCCCCCTGTACGTTATAACCGTACGTCTCCTTTACCATTTTAGACCGATAAAGAACGTAAATGACAGAAAGGACAGTCGCACCCAATACGAATATGCGAGCATCCCGACGAATGAGGTAAATGAGACATGAAGCATAGATCACAAACCGGGAGGCTGCGTTAATGCGATCCTCTGGAGTTTGTTCACTCGTTGGCCAAAACTGAGTAACCCGGTCGGTTCGAATGAGTTGCTGGGGATCGTCGAACCAGGCTTTCATTTAGTATATGTTGAGGTTTATTTTTTGGGAAGGTTACCAAGCATGCCACCCATCATCTTCATGAGTGCATCCTGGTCGATACCATCACCGTCAGTCTGCATCTTGTCGGCACACTCCTTCGCGATACCTTCAATCATCTTAAGAGTATCGTCGGGAATGGACGTGATAGTCGTTCCAAGCATATAGAGTGTCTGGAGATACTGCCACGTCGCACCCCTCGTGTTGGTGGACATGCGCTCCCAGTACGACTTAATGTTGAGATCCTTCAAGAAATCGATGGTGTCAATCTCCTTGAGTAGGAACGTCTCATCTTTCACGGAAATCTTGTCAGCGTAGGGAGAAACACCCTTCATAAAAGCATCCACGACGAGGCGTGGATTGGTAGACTTCAAGACGTCGAACGACGTCATCATCTTCTTAATGCCTTTTTCCTCTGGAAAAGTCTTGTGCAATTCCACAAGAAATTGACCCATCATATCGTTAAACGCAGTAACGGACGCCATTTTCTTATTTTATTCGTGTAATCTTTAAGTTAAAAAGGCTCACTGGAAATCGTTTCCTTTTGCCCTATACCACCTGAAACGATGAAGAACACGAGGATCGCGTTGAGAGCCGCTGGTTTCGTGTACTTGTTAAGTTCGAGTTTTCCTTCGTTATTGAGATGCGCCTTGAGATGAATGTACCCCGCGGTTATACCACCCGCGATCAGCGCCGCGCTCATGGGATCGCGAAGATAGTCGGAGAGTTCCATTTAATTATAGCGGGGATTTTTTGTACGCTGTTCGGGTGCATCACCAAAGAGAACATCATCTTCCCCCCCGGGCTGGTGCTGAGGTTCGGGCTCGGGCTCTGGCTCGTGCTCATGCTCGGGTTCGAAGCTGGGCTCGGGAGCCTGAACACCTGGAACTGTCTTGAATTCATTCTCGAGTCCGGTGGGTTCAGGGTCAGGTTCCATCATGGGCTCTGGCTCGGGTTCCATCATGGGCTCTGGCTCTGGCTCCATCATAGGCTCATCCTCCGTGACGTCAGGGTCAACACCATCCTGAATTTCACCATCGAGGGAGATGTCACGAGTCTCTTGGGACATGTACGTCTGAAGAATCTGCTGCACAGGAATGAGCTCCTTGACTGTGTTTTCAATACAGAGGGTGAAGCGCGTCGTCAATTTTTCATCCCTGAAATACTCACTTTGTTCTTCACTGAAGATGTAGGGATCTTTATACAGATCCTTGGCGATGTTGTTATAGCACGTCTGGATGAAAACCTCCTCGGTGGGTAGTTTCAGGGAAATCTTCTTATTGTCCGCCTTGAGACGGACAGCAGAGAGAATCTTGGTACACGCCACAAATACAGCGGCGAGAAGATCACTAAACCAGGCACACCGATTCGTGATGTTATCAGAGTGGTTCTTGGACATGGCGTTAGACCAGTTAGGAACTTCCTTCAGAAGTTTCTGGAACATGATGAGCACCTTGCGACCCTTCGAGAGAGACACGGATTCGTTGTACATATCCTGAAAGACTTCAATCATAGGTGGGCACATGATGAGACACATCTGCCCCAAATACTCCTTCTTGGCCTCAACCAAGATATTGAGGTTATCCATTTATGATTAAAGTGGTTTTTAATTTAGGAATTTACTACGCACTTCCCCTGTACTTGTTCGCAATCTTTTTAAGGTTCATGAGATTTGGGAAGTCCGCCTCTTCATCCTTTTCAATCTTGACTTTCTTCTTTTTTGGAATAATCCACGACACATAAATGTCGTTGTCACTCACCAACTTAACGGTAAATCCACCGAGAACAAATTGTCTCGCGATGTATCTCGCAGCCGCACTTCTATCGAAAACTGGGTATCCGATGAGAAATGCTGGAACTGTTAGGAAAATCTGTTTGTGTCCAAGTTCGACTGTTTGTTTAATCTTGGCGGAAAACTGATCATAAATTTTTTTGTAAATTTCTTTACGAATCTGTTTTCGCTTTTCATCAATCTTCGTGACATCATCGATGCTGATCATTACAATTACTGTAATTTATTTTTCAGGGAATCTAACTCAGCTTTCGTGGGAACAGCCACCTCTTTGACGAGATTATACTCCAGGAATGCCTTACCAGGAGATCCATCTGTGAATGCCTTCACATTAGATGGAGCCTGGACACCGAGTGGCTGCGACCGAAGCGACGTCAGGGTAACCTTACCGTTTCGCTCAACATCATACGACGCGACGACAGAGAACCCGAACGAGAATCCACCCTTCTTCACGGCCATGAACATACATTCATAGATATCCTTGTCTTCACCCTTGTAATGACGAACCATCGTCGTCTCGATGATGTATGTACAAATACCGGTACGCTTCGAAATCTCCCGATTGGCTTGAAGCACAAACTCTTCGATGTTGTCATTGTCGACACTCGCCTCAACCTCTTTATATTTGGAGAGATCTGGTCTGGGGTCATCAAGCTTCACCGACCCGACTGGCTTCGCGTGGCCTGAGAGACCAAACACTTCCGTGAAGGATTCGTGGGAAGTTGTGATGCAAATTACCAACACGATGAGAATGATCGCGATCAAGTAACTCATGTTTACTATAATGCGTTAATTTTTTTTTACAAAATACCCTATAGATAGTAGATGTCGCTCCTGATTTATAGTCCGAGGTGCAAACACTCTATGGATGTCGTTGACTACATCAACAAAGTTCCTCAGTTGAAGCAACTCGTACAGTATCATAACATCAACACACAGGGCATTCCTGCAAACTACAGGAACAAGATCAATCGTGTTCCCACGATGC